CCCTATCAGTAGTATGTAAATCAGTTGCCCTACCAATAGGTTCATTGTAGTTGTGGTTAAATAGAATAATTGGATTATTCTCATAATTCTTTAAGCCGCCCTTTTCCCAAGCAGTGGCTTCAATAACGTCTCCAGCTCGATCTTCGTCGTTGGTACTGGCATAACCACGTATTTTTACAGTACCATCATCTTCTTCATGAGCTTTGAACTGAGAAGTTAGACTAAAGATTTTATTCATCATCACCCTCTTCTTCAGGAGGTCTTCCCCCTTCTTCTGGATTTGCAGCGCTCCCTGCTATGTTTGCAGGAACTCTAACTTCATCCAGTCCATCTAAGGCTTCCATTCGTAAAGATGCTCTAGCTTCATTTGGAGTTATAACTCCTGTATTAACTAGAGTTGAATAATATGCTGCTTGCTCTCGTAGTTCTGGCTGAAGTGCAGGAACATTAGTCGTATCTTCCTGTAAGTCAAATCCAAAGTACCGTTCAAACGCAAAATTCATCTTCCGTACGATAGGAAGTACAGTTTCCAAATAATACAATCGATGATTAGGTCGAATATTTGCATTATTTCCGCTATCAAGAAGTAAGGGTGGAACACCCATTGCTTCTAAGATAATCTTTTCATTAGCTTCTATTGATGCTTGGAAATCTAGCTCTTTAAAACTAATATTAGTTAGTGTGTCAACTTCTAATCCGCCATCTAAAATAAGGGGTCTATGCCCTCCTGTGTTCGGATTATAACGTGCTCTCCAAGCCGCTAACATTCTTTCTTTAATTTTCTCACTAAGAGTATTTGGGCTTTTTAGTACTAAACCTGGTACTGCCCCATTCTTAAAGAAATTATCTTGAAAATTCCTCATTGAGCCTAAAAGCTTCATGGTTCTCCATGCTGGTTTTAGTCTAGGAACTCCCCTGTAGATTGAATTAAAAGAATTTTCTTTTACATGTATAATCTCACTAGGGGTGTAATCTACTTGTCCTTGATAAACATATTTAGTTATATACTGAGTTTCATGGGTTTCTATTTCCACGTTATCTGCAGGTAATTGATATAAATGTACTCCATCAAAATATACAAAAATATTACCATCAATTAACAAATCAATTATAAGGTTGCGTTTAAAAGAGTTAATATCTTGAAAGGGGTTTGGTTCTATATTCAATAAGAGATTAACTCTAGATTTTCTTATATTTTTAATAATTGGATCTAATCCAACTATTTTATCTCCCACATCAATCGGTATCTCAGCGACATCATCGACTATCATATTAACGCCTCGATTAACAACCTCTTGTTGTTCGTAAGCATTTCGATAGTTTGTTGGAATTTCACGACTAGCAATATTGAATCCTTCATCCCTTGCTATTAAGGGTTGTGCAGGATTTAATTTTTCTTCTAGTTGTTGTCTCCTTCCCGGAATTAAGCCATCGTACCAAGCCATGTTTTCTCTCTCTGTTTCTCCACCCAACGGGGTTGTTTTTTTGCCGTTATAAATTTAGGTTTTTTCCCATATATTGAATGTAATCTTAAGTGGTGTTTATGACAAAGAGTCACCGCATCTTCAAATAATTCTTTAGAGTGTTCTTTTATAAATACATCTCTAACTTGAATTATTTCTTCAGCTGAATCAATCTTAAAACCATTCTTTCTAAGCCATCGTTCTAATAATTCAGTCAAACTATAATAATGATGATAATCTAAGCTTTCTTTATTACCGCAGATATAACATTCAACATCTTTTTTATATCTAGACTTTGCTCTATCTCTTACATATTTTACCAAGTCTCGCTTAAGATTCATTTATTCCAGCCTTATAAATAATTATACTAAAAAAGTATCGTTTTGTCAAGAACAATTTTTTTCTAGGTGTACCTATTTAAAAAGTTGTCGCTGTTACCTGAAATGTATAAAGTGCATATCTAAGCGCGTCTGCCATATGAGAGTACTTATTATGCTTTGGCTTTTCTCTTAATAAATTAGGATTTGCATCCCACTGATATTGATCTAAAGCCTGTAATGCATGATAACAAGTTTGGTCTACCACTAAAGTATCATTATCAACTATCGCTGCAACATGGGCTATCCCATCTAAAACTGATTTTTTTGCATTGATTGTTGAAATATCAAAATTCTGTGCAAAATCAAATCTAGTTTGTTGTGCTGCGGAGTCAATATAGATCCAGTCTACATCCCTTTTATCCATTAACTTTTTAATTTTAATAGCATGATATTCAGTAGTTCTTTCAGCTTCTAAATATTCAGCTACTAGATAAAACTTTTCTTTATCCCAATTATATCCAATTATACAGAACGCAGTCGGGTCTTTATATCCAACATCGAGCCCTGCAAATAAGTCCATTTCTGAAATATCAATCTCGGATAAATCTGAAATACAACTTGTATAATCAAAGTTCCAAACTTGTCCCTCGTAAACATTAAAGTCTGCAAGATATTCTTGATTAAATTCTGCCTCTGACATAGTTTATCTAGCTTCAAGTATGTCTTGTTCACTATGTCTTGGGTTTTCTTGATAACTTGCTCTAATTGAAATCCATTCTGGGTATTCATTGCTATATCCTCTATTATAAAAATCTGCAAACCAATTATTTCTTCCTCTAGGGGTTGATATAAAAAGAGCTTTACTATTTTCTTTATCTAGTGCAGGTCTTAGTGCAATATTAAATGCATCTCGACCATCAACTAAAGCTGCTTCATCAAAGATTATGAGATCATATGATCTACCTACACAAGAATCTACCTGATTAATAGAGCCCATTCGTATGGTTGAGCCATTTGAAAGTTCAATAGTTCTTTCTTTCGCATTATCTCTTACTACCTCTAAATCAAAATGTCTAATAAGATTTCTTTGTAGATCAAATGATATTTGAGATAAAGAGTAATTAGGTGACATTAAAAGAATATGACTATTAGGAACTAAAGCCATTAATTGTCCTATTATATTTGAGATATAGGTTTTTCCTTGTCTCCGTGATAAAGCCGCACATACAAATCTATATTTTGGATTATTAATTGCATTAATCAATGCAATTTGTGAGGGTATCGGAGTAATGCCTAATAAATCTAAATATCCAGTAACAGGTAATTTTAAAAATCTAACCTCTGGCTTATAAGACATTAGTTTAGAATACGTAATGTCTTTTCTACTTATTTCTAACATTAGTGGATACTTGTATTTCGGGGTAATAATGATTTGTCGAATAAACGAAATTCTTCAGCTAAGTTATAAATATGAACATAACCACCACATAGGTCAGCTAATGCCCATTCTTCTTTCGTTAAATCTTCTTCTTTTTGTCTTAGATATTCTAAAGTTGCTTTGGAATTATCGGCTATATGTTTTAGCCATTCTGATTTATTTTCAAAATCTATCATTTAGCTTTCCTTTTCTTCTTACGAGGTCTACCTCGCCGTTTTCCATAGGTTCCTTTACCTTTTGGCATGATTATCCTTCAGTTAAACAAGCTGTAAATTCTATACTACCTTGAGTTGCTGACATTACATCAGTGGATTTTTTTGCTATTATTATCTGAGCGTCTCCGCTACCTGCAGCTAATAGATTACATGTGTGTCCAACTGTTCCGGCTGCATTATATACATTTATAATTCCTGCAGTACCGCCAGTATGTTGGCACAGTACTTTACTAGCACCATTTATAGTTGATCCATTGGCAAAACTATTGCCTGCTGCTTCCTTTGCTGATAACAATTTAATTGCTCTCATTTTTTTCTCCTAACGCTTATTGCGTCCTTTCCCTTTCTTTGATTGGCGGTATTTGATAGCGCGAAGCCTTTGCTTCGCTGCTTTTTTAGTCTTAGAAGTGCCGGGAGTATTATTTACTTTCCACCCGCCTTTTACCTTTCTTATGGGCATCAACCTTCTCCTCAGCTTCAATCATTTTGTCATGAATGTCAACCTTACCATCCCAGTTTTTATCCTTTCCAGTTAATATATTTTTAATCTTCGTCCACAACATCTGAGTCTCCTGATAGATGTGCTTTGGCTTCTTTTTCAGTTTTAAACTTCCAAAGTTTGCCTTGTGCGTCACGATATTTAAATAACCCTCTACTTGGATAAATATTAGGAGTATCAGCTGCTGGAGCTGGAGGTGTTTGTTCGGCTACTGCCACTTTCGTTTCGTATTCAACCATTTTTATTCCTATAATTTTCTATTGCTTTCGCAATAGATGCTTCTGCTAAAACAGAGCAGTGGAGTTTTATATAAAACTACTGCCCTTTAGCACTTCTTTTTTTGTTTTCCCAATCTTCTATTGCTTTCTTTATTGATGCTTCTGCTAGTACACTACAGTGTAGTTTGGTAGGTGGAAGTACTAAGGCTGTTGCGATATCTTTATCTTTAATCTTTTTTGCTTCAGATATTGTATTACCTTTTAACATTTCTACAAAGAGTGTAGATGATGCTATTG